ATAGGTATGGTGCAGGGTTATCCATTTAGAGGCAAAGCAGATGTATTAGGAAAAGGATTAGTAGATTTAAAAACAACAAGCGACTTAAAAGCATTTCCCTATGCTGCAAGAAAGTATGGATATGATGTACAAGTATATTTATACTCAGAACTATTTAACAAACCTTACGAGGATTTTAAGTTTGCAGCTATAGACAAAGGCTCATTAGATATAGGTATCTATGATGTAAGTGAGGAGTTTTATTTACAAGGAAAAGCTAAAGTAACAAAAGCAATAGAAACATTTGAAACATTTTTTATTAACGGAGCAGACATAGATAGTTACTGCATTAAAGGGACATTGTGAAAACCTGTAGTAGATGCTATATACAGAAACCTTTACAAGAGTATTCTAAAGACTATACATTTTGCAAATCTTGTAAAAGAAAAGAATATCATAGCAATCCGAAATATAAAAAAGCACAAAACATTAATAGAAAAATTAAATATGCCGAAAATGAAGTTTACAGAGAAATAGTAAAATGCAGATCATTACTTAAAGAAGCTTGGAATTATCCACATAGAAAAAATAAAACATTTCTTGCAATAGTATGTATGAAGAGTATGCAACAATTTATAAAATATATTCAGAGTAAATTTAAAAAAGGTATGAATATGAATAATTATGGTAAACAAAAATACAATTGGCAGTTTGATCACATTATACCTATCTCATCTGCAAAGACAGTGGAAGAAGTAAAAAAATTAATGCACTATACCAACACTCAACCTTTGTGGAGAGATGAGAATAATCAGAAAAGGAATAAAATATGAAAGAAGCAAATAAAATAGCAAAAGACATTATTGATATATCACAAATAAATCTATTTTCTAATACAAGAAAAAGAGAATTTGTAGAAATAAGAAGTTTACTTACGTTTATGCTTAGACATCATTGCGATATGAAGTTTAAAGAGATAAAAGAATTCTACGAATCTAATGGAAAGAATTATGATCACGCTACAGCAATACATAGTTTAAAATCATTTGAGATGAATAGGAGATACAATCCAAAGTTAGATAAGTATTTTGATATAGTTCTTCTTAGAGTAAGAAACAAAGCAAAATTAAGAAAAGCACTATTAAACCACATAATAGACTACACTAAAGCAAAAGACTTAAAACGACTTTTAAAAATAGTAGATAAATTACCCTTAAAATAAAATACTTTCCTGATGCACTATGCGAAGTAGCAAGAGTAAGCTACATAGGAAGTAAACAACATCATCCTGACGAGGAAATACATTGGGACAGAGAAAAAAGCTCTGATGACTTAGATGCACTTATGCGACACCTAATGGAAAATGGTATGCACGATATTGATGGGGTACGTCATTCAGCAAAGATAGCGTGGCGCAGCCTCGCACACTTACAAAAAGAAATAGAAGGAGATAAATACCACCCTACAGATCACATAATATCAGGTACAGAATGAAGGATAAAAAATGGACACATAAACAAAAGATAGCACAGATAGAAAGAATAACAGCTAATCTTTATATAATGGTAGATAAAATATCAAAAGAGATTATAGAGATTAAAAAAAGACTACTAGAACAAAATCCTGAAAACTAACGTTATATACTTGAATAATCAAGTTTTTTTCAAGATGAGTAAACACGGAGGTAAAAGAGAGGGTGCAGGTAGAAAGCCTAAACAACAAGAGCAAGATTTAATAGACAAGCTCGATACTATTATAAACAAAGAAGAAGTAATTAAAAAGTTGGGAGAAAAAGCTCTTAATGGAGATATGAGAGCTATGGGTTTATATATGGGTTATAGATATGGTAAACCAAAAGAAACAAAGGACATTCACATCAACGAAGATGTACCTTTATTTATTGATTAATGCAACTAACCAAAACCTCAGCACTTAACAAACTACGAGAACTAAACAAAAGAGTTCGTATTATTAGAGGAGGATCATCAGCAGGTAAGACAATCGGTATTATAGCAATCCTTATAGACTATGCAATAAGACATAAAGGAAAAGAAATAAGCATAGTAGCTGAATCAATACCTCATTTGCGTAGAGGCGCTTTAAAGGACTTCCTAAACATCTTAAAGGGGTTGAATAGGTATGACGATAGAAAGTTCAACAAAAGTACCTTAAAATACGAATTTAGCAATGGTAGTTATATAGAGTTCTTTAGTACAGATCAACCAGACAAACTAAGAGGTGCAAGAAGAACAGACTTATTTATCAATGAGTGTAATAATGTCAGCTTTGATTCTTACCAACAATTAGCAGTTAGAACATCTGGTAATATATGGCTAGACTTTAATCCTGCTAACTTATTTTGGGTAGATAAAGAACTAATAGGACAGCAAGATGCGAACTTTATAACCTTAACCTACAAAGACAATAACAGCCTACCAGAGTCTATAGTAAAAGAAATAGAGAAAGCTCAAGTTAAAGCTAAGACATCTACATATTGGGCTAATTGGTGGAAAGTATATGGATTAGGACAAATAGG